TGATTCTTTAAAAGGTACTGGATAACTTGAATTTTGAAAAACCCGTACTGTGTAAGCTGATTGGACTGACCCCCAATCGGCTATTTGTTGTGCCTCTGTGTAAACGACGCTTCGGGCTGACGATACCGGCCATTCTCGTTTTATTGTGTCCCCATCGTAAATTCTGACTACATAGCTGTCCAATTCTCCTGCTGCGTAAGCGATATCGATATAGTCGATCCAACGACCATTTAACCGCGTCCGTCGATACCAAGTAATAATTAAATCGTTGTTATCTTTTTCCCCTCTTACAGCACAAGGGAAAGGCTTTAATCCTTCTAAAGTAATTGTGTGAGTAGTCTCGTTCTCTATATCAGTTTCAAGTAATCCATTAGGAACTACTTTTAATAAATATTCTCGATTAATATCAGAAAGATTTAAGGGGAATCGAACTAAAGAATTAGTTAGTAGCACAAATTTTTCCCCTATTATATGCTTAGAAATGGCTGGTTCAGTTCCTTTGACTCCACGAATTGTATATGAAATATCAAAGGTCAAGGGATTGTTGGACACAATAGTAGCATTTTTAAACGCTATAATTTCTCCGGTAGAGAACCAGCCTAATTGTTTGCCCGATAGAAAAGCTTCAAGGGTAACTGGCTCTAATTGCCCTGAATTTATGCTTACTCGTATCCAATTTAAATCGTCAATAAAACTAGGAGAAGCGTTGTTAAAATTTGGGGAGAAGCTTAATACAGTACCAGTTACGCTGTTGACAACATTGCCAACAGCAAAATCATAACTTAAGCCGTTGTCATCGGAATAAAATAAGGCTCCTTTCCTAAAACTAGAGTTACCTTCAATTGCCACATAAATTCCTATGTCGGTATCTTGGCTGTTAACTATTGGGCATTCAATAGGAATAACGTTAGCGCGTCCGTAGGGACGAGGAATGTTATTGTCTGGCGGAAATTCGTTATCTATAGGAATATCTGGTAAATATCCTACTCCTTGAAATCGAATAGCTTCAATTTCAATTAAATAATTTACTCCTCTTACTTTCTTTGTAATTTGCATCAATTCTTGATGATAATTGTTATTATCATTAGTAAAAATTATATCCCCAACCTTTAAATTTTCCCATGCTGGTAACAAAAACATTTTTGAAAAAGTTTTTGATTGCGTTTTCCCTAAAAAAAGAATTTTTGAGGCAATATTCATGAAAAACATATCTATATCTATTAGCTTAGTTTGAAAACTAAGCTCGTTTGTGTGAGTATCTGATGGGTCTTTAGCTACTGCGGTAATAGTCTCATAATTTTTTAAAACATTTAGCCCAGATACTGTAACGGCACTAGGAGTTTCTCTAAAATGAGTCAGTTTTTTTTCATTAATGTCAATAGGATTTTCTCCAAATTTTTTAGACCCAAAAGAGCTTTTAGGGATAAAAATAGGATCAGATAATTGTTCTTGTCTTTTAAAAATGATTTTATCTTTTGGCTCCCTTGCCACAATAAAAAAAGCTCTCATAAGTTCTTCTAACTGATCAGCAAAAGATGTCCCGTCAAACAATAAATCAAATCCTTGAATTCGGTAATCATTAGGAATGTCAGTCACATCAATTTGATCGTCTGTTCTACTAGCTAATTTACAAATAGTTTTCAAAATATCTTTTATTTTTGGATTGTCCCCACTTTCTCCAATCACTTCAATATCAATAGTAGGAAATCCAGTGCCGTCATAATTAGCAATCGGATAATTATTAAAAACTAAAAAAGACATTCCAGTAAAAGCAGGTACTGGGTTGGATTCTTTTGATTGAATAACAGAAGATGGTGTAGTTTGATTGCCAGTATAAATAGTTGTATGTTCAATAAACCTTATGCTTTTTTCGTCGTTAGTTTCGGAATTGTAAACAAGGATGCTGTTCATCCAAACCCGCCTAACAGAGCCAATTTTTCTAGCAATTGGATAAGCGGCTGTCAGAAAATAAGTGTAAACTTCGGTAGTTTGCCCACCACCACCTTTTCCGCCTTGTTTTTTGGATCTGACGACTTCCTTAAGGGGAATCCCCCACATCATAGTTAGCCCTTCTTTCCTTACCCTTCCAAAAGGATAGGATAGGCTTCTGCCGTATTCAGCATCGGGAACACCAGTATCCTCAATTTTTCCTTTTTGTTGGGTAGGGGGTTTAGGGGCAAATAGAGATAATAATAGGTTAGCTCCGATCCCTATTGCTACGGGAATGAGAAAATTAGCCACGGCTTTTTAAAAGATAGTATTTTCTCTATTCTAATAGGTTGAGTAGGAATCGAACCTACCTAAGACGAATTATGAGTTCGTTGCCTTAACCGCTCGGCCATCAACCCTTGACCTATTTAGGAAAAAATAAAGTAGGAGAGATATTAAAAAAATCGGCTAATTTTTGAACGTGAATATCTGTTATCTCTCGCTGCCTATTAAAAATATCATCTAGGATTGATTGATCCTCAAAAATAGATAGCAAATCTTGCTTTTGTAGGTTTCTTTCCTCTAATATGAATTTCAACAATTCAAGTCCATAAATATCAGGTATTGGCTCTTGATTTTCCTCATACTCATAATTTTCTTCATACTCATAAATCAAAGCTCCTAAAACACTTAAATACTCCCTTTCTTCTATTGTCAATTGAATTTTATCTAATATGATTTTATCTAAAAAAGAACTGATAACTCTTTCCGTGTTTTCTAGCCCTTCCTTGTCGTAAATAGGACGAGGAGGGTATTGTTTTAATAATTCTAAGTATTTATTTGTATCAAACATAGTGTGACTGTAATCGCTGTAACTTTTTATCATAGGTCAAGTCTTTGATTTTGTCAATATGTTTGATTCTAAGTGGATTGGGCTAGATTTGCACTAGCGTGGAATTACTCTACAGATTTACAGTCTGTCGCCTTCGACTACTCGGCCACCAATCCTTGTTTAAATTTATCTTACTATAATTCTTAATGCTTGTCAATCATATTGGTTTTTGATTTTCTTGATTCTTTTGAGATTCTTGCAAATTAAGAAGTTGAAGCATTGCTTCTCCTGCGTCTTTACGCGCCACGCTACAAGTCCAAAGTCTTTGTTCATTGCGCTTGATAATGATAATTTCTGTATTAGAAACTAAACAAGCTAAATCATTTTTCTGTTTTATTAGTTGATTAATAGCTTCTAATTTTTGCTTTTGTTCTAATTCAGAAACGGGTTGAAGTTTTTCTCCATACTCTTGTGTGGAGAAAACAACAGCTAACATAGGATTTTCTAACCCCTGAAATTGAGGACGAATAATCTGCCAACTGAATTCACCATCAGGCTCTAATTCTCGATTCCAAATATTTAGAAAGGTTTCTAAATAACCTTCCAATCCTTTTTGAGTTTGACGGTTTTTATTAATATCACTGAAAAGTCCTTGATGCTGTTGAGGATAGTTTTCAACAGGTTTTACTGACTCACTATCTTGAATAGAGTAAGAATGACAAGAATTAAATGGAAACATAAAGGGCATATTGATTGCTATCAAGATATTAGGAAAGTTTAATAATTTGTTGCAGATTAACTATATTAGATTTATTCTCTGTAAAAATTAAGATTACACCAAAAGGAATCTTTCCAAAAATTTATCAATTTTATATTTTTTTCAGCTATTAATTTTCGCCAAAGACGAAAATTCTCAAAAAAATTATACCATCCAAAAGGAACATCTTCTCTAAGGGTAGTCCAAATAATAGGTAAATAGCTGTCGATAGGTTTATAAAGTTTGTTACAAACATAAATATAAAAACCAAAAGACAAAGTGTAAAACAACCCTTTGGTGATTAACATAAATCCCCACACAGAAATTAAAAACAAATTCAAGATTAAGGTTATCGGTTTTATTTTCATTTTTGACCTTCAATAGATTTTAAAGTTATTACTATGCTAGTTACACAAAAAGCCAAACATACCAAAATTTAAAAACCAATTCTGTTTCTGTTAAATGTGAATGAATGAATCTAATACCGAAAATTATACAAGTATTAAAACTCATGACAAATTAAAAGGTAATAGTTTATTTGTTTAGTCTTTTTCATGTCTTAATAGTCTTGACTTTATTTAAATCCTACCACTTATTTTACATTTAACTTTTCAAAAGTTAATCCTAAACAAACTGCAACCCAAAGCCAAATATACCAAAACCGGAGAAACAACTCCGACCATGTTAGCTGTAAGTTATTAAGTCTTATGGCAGTAAATATACAGGTAAAAATAATTAAATTTACAGCCACTAATAAATAAGGTTTTTTCTGTTTTTTAGACTTCATTTTAGTTTAATCTTTTTAGGTGTTTTATATTACTTTACCACAATTAAAGTTATTTGTCTATAACTTTGATAAGAAAATAAATTAAATTTACTTTTTCCGATGTCAGTGTTTTGATTTTCATTAAGATTTCTACTAATTTATCCTTAAGTTCTTTTTCAGTGGGTTTTGTGTCACTTGGTTCATAGATGAAAGTTTTAGCACTCCCATCTTGTTCTATTTTAGTCAAAGTGTATTTTTCCATTGTCTTGTTCTTCAATAAGAAATCTTGATATATCAAAATGATATTCACTGTCACCATTTTGGGAAACTACTATTCCCCCAAACTCTAAAAGTTTATTGTCAAGGAATCTTTTAGATTGTTTTAAAGAAGTACAGTTTTCTATGGCAAATTCCTTAGCACTAATCGGCTTTTTGTACCGGTATTTAAAGTCTATACCAAGTTTTTTGTTTCGAGTGTCAGCCCACGAGAAATAGGCTAACCATGTTCCCAAGAGAAATCCTAGTAATAAAGTTGGTATTCCAATAAGATAAATTTCGTGATTCATTATTTATTCTTTATAATTATTAATAGTTTCCCAGAAATAAATTACTAGCAGAGATTTATTTCTTTTAAGTATTAGCTTTTGCCAAAAACGAAAACTTTCAAAAAAGTTATCCCATCCACGAGGGACATCAACAAAAATACTATCTAAAATGATAAGTAGATACCTCTCGACAAAATTGCGTATTGTTAAGATTAAAGAACGTGGTTTTATTTCCATTTCTTTTAGTTCCGCTTTGGTTAATTTTTTCCTTAAAAATTGACTAATCTTTTTATCTAGTTGTGTTTGATTCATTGTTTTTTTCGGGTTTAATATTTAGTTCAATCTTAATAGGGCTTAAGCTTAATTGTTTCTAGAAAACAATGGGAACCTAGAAACTATCCTATCCAAGTTTCAATCCTTAATAAAGCTTAAGGTTAATTGCTTTTTTTGCGGTTATTGTCATAAATTAAAAGAGTATTAAGTTTCAATCCCTAATAAGGCTTAAGCTTAATTGCTTTCGTTGCTTACTTCCTTTAGTTTTTCGGTATTCCTTGTTTCAATCCCTAATAAGGCTTAAGCTTAATTGCTTTGTTTACCCGCGATTAAGTTAGTCCCTTGAGAATTGTTTCAATCCCTAATAAGGCTTAAGCTTAATTGCTTTGGTTATTTATATCACTGGCATCCGGAGATAGGATGTTTCAATCCCTAATAAGGCTTAAGCTTAATTGCTTTGGTAAGCAGTGGGTTAAGGGGTTAGGTGAGGTTAGTTTCAATCCCTAATAAGGCTTAAGCTTAATTGCTTTTTGTAGTGAGTAGTCTTGATCGGGCGCAACGGCTTGTTTCAATCCCTAATAAGGCTTAAGCTTAATTGCTTTTTTGGCCACGGGCGCGGTCGCGTATTGGAAGGAATGGGGGTTTCAATCCCTAATAAGGCTTAAGCTTAATTGCTTTACACCATCGATAGAGATTGGTAAAGAAATCGTTAAGTTTCAATCCCTAATAAGGCTTAAGCTTAATTGCTTTGATTCCAGAAAATATCAGGTTTATCCAAGTGTCAGTTTCAATCCCTAATAAGGCTTAAGCTTAATTGCTTTGTGGGGTGACATAGCCTTGCTGATACCGGCACTTTGTTTCAATCCCTAATAAGGCTTAAGCTTAATTGCTTTCCATCTTCCTTTAGCCCTTGATATAAAAGGGTTTCGGGTAAGGATTGCGCCCCATTCGCTAAAATTCAGTTTTCAAGGTTCTGCTCGGTCTAAAAAATCAGGCTAGTAAATCCCAGATCGTAAGCTGGTCGGGGTTTTCGGGGATTGCGCCCCGTGATTTTTTAGAACTTCGCTTAGATGCCTTATTGGGTAAGGCTTTCGGGTTATTTATGCTGTGGCTATCCTCGCACGGCTGAGGTGGGGCGGAAGAAAAAATAAGGGATTGCGAGCCATTCTCGGGCTGAGTGGGAGTGCGATTCCCTTCCTGCTTCATCTGCTTACTAAACGAGTGTTCGGCATTCTCTATCGGCGCATCCCCGATAGACTCTTGATTTGCATCAAAATCAGGCGTGAATTCCCTCGCTAAACCGAGGTATTTTCCAATCATAGAGACAGGAAACTTGATTAAAGAGCCAATCGCTCTTAAAAACTCATCTTGCAGTCCACGAATCAGAATATTTGCGGCGGCATTCTGATCGGCGTGGGCTTCATAGCCACAGCTAGTGCATTTAAACTTTGATTGACTAACGCGGTTAGCTTTATCAATATTACCACAATTGAAGCAAGTTTGCGAGGTATATTTAGGATTAACACGAATCACTTTTCTGCCACGTTTGTTAGCTTTATTTTCAATAAATGTGCGAAGTTGTCCAATAGCATTATCAAGTAATGCCTTATTTAATCCAGACTTTCTTTTTTTACCATTCTGTTTATAGCCATTGCCGTCTTCCTTTTCTTTAGGTTTTGCGGCGGCTGTCATGTTTTTTAGTTTTAAATCTTCTAAAATAACTGATTGATATTCGCTGGTTATTTTATGGGCTAATTGAGCATTTCTCCCTTTTCGCTGACGAGCAATTTTCTCGTGAACACGAGCAAGTTTAGCGTAGGTTTTACGCTGATTATTAGAGTTATCTTTTTGCCTAGAAGCTTGACGCTGTAATCGGTTAAGTCGCTTTTTCTGAATTTTTGCGTAGCGTTTAGCTTCTGATTGTCTTCCTAAATCATCGGTAAATATTGCCACAGCACCCATATCTAAACCAACACATTTATCGGATTCTTTATAGATCGTGTCGTCAGTTTCAACGGTTAACTGTAGATAATATCCCGTCGCTTTACGAGTAATTTTAGCCATTCGGGGAGCTTTTCCTTGCAATCGATCGAGTCCCCGTACTTTTAATAATCCTATCTTTGAAGAAACGATAACCCCATTAGATTTAATTTTTATAGTATCAGGTTGACCATTAACAAGAGTCTCCACTTTATCCCGTCTTCCTTTGAATCTGGGAATCCCCCGAATGCCTTTTTTAGCGGCATCATAAGCGGTTTTAATCACACTTTTAAAAAAGCCTTTTTTAAACTCTGTTTCAATTTCACCGATAAATTTTGCCGTATTTTCTCGAAAGTAAAAAGCAAGTTTCTTTCTGTTGAGATAATTAACAGCATCCTTGTCAATATTTTCGGCATTCATAAAACGACGAATAGGAATAGAATTTAAAGGAGTGTATTCTTTTCCGTTACTTGTCTTTTTAAAATAGGCGATTTTACAGCAAGGATTGCCGATTAAAAGCTTTTTCTCTTTATCTTTAAGGGTTTTAAACTCTTTTTCGTCGTAATCCCCAGAATAACTTAACCCCCATATTTCAGGGCTAAACTCATCAAATTTATGTTTTTTGCGATAATATCTTTGTTTTGATTCTTCCTTAAGTGCGATCGAAAGATTCCAGAGTAACTTACACGCAGCCAAAGACTGATCAATTTTGCTGACCTGTTCTTCGGTGGGATGAATTTTAAACTCTAGGACTTTCATGTTAGGCTCAAAAATCAAATACTTTTATCTTGAATGTCGGGGTGAAGACCCTCAGTTTCACTGACGGGATGAAACCCGACCAATATAGAACAGCGAAGCACCACTAAATCCTTG